CGGCCCTTATTGTCGGTGAACCAATTACTTCGATAGTCAATTCGTATATGCATTATTTCGCGGGTAGGTATAGCACGCTCGTAAGAAGTGGCCTCGCGTACCATGTAAGTGACTGGCTTGATAATAGGGTTATCTTCGTCGGCTACGAAGTATGAGCCAAGACCGCCGCGCTCATCAACAATTGTAATTTGCTTTACTGGCAAGTTTTGGATGTTAGTCACACCAACCCCTTCCTTACCTACAATTTTGTTGATGTCATTTCCATACACCATGAGGTTGCGCATAGCGTTAATCATGATGTCATCAAAATCAATGGTTTCTTCAACGAGTTCACGGATAGCGTTTCTGATAGTAGCGTTCTTACCGCGTGAGTAATTAATCTCGTAGTTGTTGGCGGTAAGTGATACTGCGCGTACAGCACCGTTAAGTTCGGGGTCCAACTTCAACATGTTGTCGAATAGGTCAAACTCGTTATCGAAATTACTATCCTTTCTTAAGTTCTCTGTATTGCGCACAATGTCGGGGATTCCAGCAACCGCACTAAACGGCTCATTATTCATCATTCCAACTCTCTCAATTATAGGATTCTTAACTTCTTCCTTCGCTTTTGAACGAAATAAGTTCCAGCGTCTGCGCTCTGCCATAGTATTAGTCAATAATGGGTGGTTTATAAGCATTGAGGTATTAATTTTGTTATTTTGGAGTTTTTCTGAAGAAATTAAACGCTTTACTGCGCTAATATCTTCTAATTCTTCAATTTTTTCTATAATGTAGAGAAGTTTCCTACGGAAACTATAGTAGTTATAGTATAGTAGTGGTTAGTAAGGGGCCGCTATACCAAACATACCATTGAAGAAATTGAAATAATTCAAAAGGACCTTTCAGTACAACGATTTATTTTTTCAGTAAAAGTCTAAAACAATGAAAACAATTGTCTATACTCAATGCTTATAGGACTCTCATTTGTGGGAAGTTATATGGGGAACTACACAGGTGGTTATGAGTTAATCGAAAAATTTGCACAGGACAGGCACTTTGGTTCTACACTAGAATTTGCAGAGTTTTTGCATGGTATAGAACCTGCGCGTGGTGTTCATGCGTGGAGACAG